AGGGCCTGCTGAAGCACCTGCTCGGAGGCTAACCATCCCTACGTGCCCTGAAAGGAGCACACCGTGAGCATCCTGAATTTCCGCCCGGAAATCTGGTCCGCGAACCTCCTCGTCGCGCTCCGCAAGAACCTCGTCTACAGGAGCCTGACCAACAGCGACTACGAGGGCGAGATCACCCAGGCGGGCGACACCGTCCGCATCACCTCCGTGGGCCGCCCGACGATCGGCACCTACGTGCCGAACCAGACGGTCATCAGCCCCGAGCAGGTGCAGGACTCCCAGCGCACGCTCGTGGTCGACCAGTCGAAGTACTTCGCCTTCCAGGTTGACGACGTCGACCAGCGGCAGGCCCGCGGGAACGTCATCCCGCAGTCGGTCAACGAGGCAGCCTACGGCTTCGCCGACGTGATCGACCAGTACATCGCCTCGCTGTACACGGGTGCGCAGACCGCGAACGTCATCGCCTCCTCGGGGTCGCCGGTGAGCATCGCCACCGCCACGAACCCGAACGACGCCTACAACAAGGTCCTCGTCCCGCTCCGCACGGCGCTCACGAAGGCGAACGTCCCCATGGCGGGCCGCCTCGTCGTCGTCTCCCCCGACCTCGTCGGCGCCCTCCTCGAAGACTCCCGCTTCGTGAAGGTCAACGAGTCCGGCACGGAAGAGGGGCTCCGCAACGGCATCGTCGGCCGCGCGGCTGGGTTCGACATCCTCGAATCCAACAACGTGCCGGTCCCCACGGGCGGGGTTCAGACGATCATCGCCGGCAACAGCACGGCGATCACGTTCGCCGAGCAGATCAACCAGATCGAGGCCTACCGGCCGCAGTCGAGCTTCTCCGACGCCGTGAAGGGCCTCATGCTCTACGGCGCCAAGCTCGTCCGCCCGGACGCCATCGCGACCGCCTACGTGGCTGTCTCCTAGCAGGAAGGAGCTAGACAATGGCACGCACAGCTGTACCGCTCACCGACCTCACCGCCGCGACCTCGACGGTGGACCCGGCCGGAACCACGGCGGACCCGACCAACGGCCACACCGTCACCGGTGCCCGGCCCGAGGTCCTCGTCCTCCGCGTCAAGAACACCACCGCCGGCGCGCTCAACGCGATCGTCCGGGCCGGATCCCAGCCGCTCGCTGAGTCCTCCGGGCTCGGCGACCTGACCGTCTCGGTCGCGGCGTCGGGCACGGTGTTCATCGGCCCGCTCGAGTCGGCCCGGTTCCTGCAGAACGACGGCTCGATCAGCCTGGACCTGCAGAGCGGGTTCACGGGCACGGTCACGGCGTTCCGGACGAACCGGCGCTAGTGGCCGAGACCATCCACGTCGTGGAGGGGGATGGGGCAGTCATCGAGCTGTCCCTCCCCCTGCACGAGGCCATTGCCGACCGGCTCCACAAGGGGTACATCCGCCGCGTCAACCCTGACGGGTCGGACTGGACCGAGGCTGAGCCGGTCGAGCGTCCCGCGCTCACCGCCCGCAAGGCGGACTGGGTCGGGTACGCCGTCGCCCAGGGCATGAACCCTGACGACGCCGAGGCCCTCACCCGGCAGGACCTCATCGACAAGTACGCCACCGAGTAGGAGGCCCCCATGCCGGGACTGTTCGGCAACTTCGTCGTACCCGACATGCTCGCCCAGCCCGCCGACCTCGCGGGGTGGACGGGCACGGCGGCGCCGGCGAACGCCACCCAGCTGCTCCGGGCCGCCACCTCCCTGGTGCTGGAGGCCACAGAGTCCGCCTACTACGACGCCGACCCCACCACCGGGCTCGCGACCGACACAGCCACCTACAACGCGCTCCGGGACGCGACGTGCATCCAGGCGGCGGCGTGGGCTGCGATGGGCATCGACCCGAACCTCGGCGGGGTCCAAGCCGCCGGGGTGGTGGCGCAGAAGCGCATCGGGTCCGCGTCGATCGTGTACGCCAACCCTGCCGACGCCGAGCAGGCCCGCTCCGAGTCGCTGCGGAACCTCGTGCCGGAGGCTGCGCGGAAGCTGCAGCTGAACAACCTGCTCGGCTCCAACGTGTGGGTGTACGGCTGAGATGGCCGACGACATCACCTCGTTCTACGTGCACACCGTCACCGTCGAGACCCGGGAGGGTACCGGGGCGAACGGCGACGTGTACGCCGCCGCGCAGATCGTCGCCGGGTTCCTCGACGGGAAGACCCAGCTGATCCGCAATCAGGACGGCGAACAGGTGCTCTCGCAGTCGCAGTTCTACTGCTCGACTGCGGACGGCCTGAAGTTCGCCCTCGATTCGCGGGTGACCCTCTCGGACGGGCGGCACGCCCAGGTCATCATCGTCAACCAGCTCGACGCCGCCGGCATGCTGGCCGGAGTTGAGCACTCCGTCGTCTACTTCGAATAAGGGGCTGCCGTGGGCGACTTCGCGGTCCACCTCGAGAAGATCACCGACGCGGTCATCGCCGCCATCCCCGAGGCCGCGGCGAAGGGCATGGAGCACCTCCGCACCGTGGCCGTGTCGAAGACCCCGATCGAGACCGGCCACCTGCGGGCCGAAGCCGAGGTCAAAGTCAACGACGACGGCGCCGAGGTGTACTACCCCGGCCCCTACGCCCGCTACCAGCACTACGAGCTGCAGCTACGCCACGAGGACGGGCAGGCCCTCTACCTCGAACAGCCCCTCGTGACGGAGACGCAGGCGATCCTCGCCATCGTCGCCCAGGAACTCGGCAAGCACATCGACTAGTCGTAATGTGGGGTGACCATGGGAGCCATGCGGGACCTCGCTGTCGGGTTCGCGACGATGATCGCGGACTCGTCCATCGCCGTGTACCGGGCCGACGGCACCGCCTACCTCCCCACCGAGACGGCGATCGTGTTCAAGGACATGCAGCCGAACCCGGACCGTGTCGTATGCCTGACCAGTGTCCCGATGACCGACGCCACCGAGGCCGCCTACGGCATGGTCCTCGTGCAGGTGAAGCTCCGCGGCGTCCCGAACAACGGGTACGACGTCGACGATCTGGGCGACGCGATCTTCGACCTGATGCACAACACCAAGAACGTCACCTTCGGGTCCACGCACGCAATCCAGATCCTGCGGAACTCCTCGGTGCCCATGGGCGTGGACGCCCAGAAGCGGTGGCTGCGCACGGACCACTACTACGTGGACCTCGACTTCCCGTCGACGGCGAACCGCAACAACGGCAACGGCTGGGAATAGCCGCCACCTTTTAGACCCCCGCGCAGCGGCGGGGTGAGACCGCTGCACCGGGACGGCGCCCCACCGAACAGGCCTGCCATTTGGGTGAGGCGCCGCCCCACCAACCCATGAAATGAAACCCTCGACGCCCCGCCTCGTGTGGGGCTTTTTTCATGCCGAACAAAAGCCCCTAGGAGGCTGATCACATTGAGCAACGCCCTCGCCCGCCGCTTCAAGGTCGACGTGTCCCCGGACAACACCACGTGGACCCCGCTGCTCGGACTCACCGACTTCAACCCGCAGGAGAACGCCACCCTGCAGGGCGCCGACGACTACGACTCGAACGGGTTCGCGTCGTTCGAGAAGACCATTACCGGGGCGAAGCTGGCCATCAAGGCCCGCCGCAAGCTCAGCGCCGGCGCTTTCGACCCCGGGCAGGAACTCTGCCGCAACACCCGCTACCAGTTCGGCACGAACGCGCGCCTCTACGTGCGCTGGTACGACCGCAACGGCGCCCCCGAGGCGTACAGCGGCCTGTACCTGGTGGACTACCAGCAGTCGAAGACCGGTGTGGCTGACATCGAGGAAGTCGGGATCACGTTCACCGCCGACGGCCAGGTGTCCCCGATCACCAACCCGGCGTCCGCCCCGGCCGTCCCGGTCATCACGACCGCGACCCCGTCCGGTGCGGCCACGGGCGCCCTGGTGACGATCACCGGCGCCTACTTCACCGGTGTCGTCCCGACCACGGGCGTGAAGTTCGGCGGCGTCAACGCCACGAACTGGACCGTCGTGTCCGACTCCACGATCGTCGCCACGATGCCCACCGGCTCCGCCGGGTCCGCGCCGATCATCGTAACGAACGGCGCCGGAGCGTCGAACAGCTTCGCGTACACGCGCGGCTAGCCACTGCCACGCGCCCCGCCCGCCGGCGTTGTGCCCGGGCGGGGCGCGCCCCCAACCACCACTGCGACCAAGGAGATGCACATGGGGTTCAAGCCCCTCGAGGAGATCGAAGGCCCCATCGTCCTGCGGCTGCGCGGCAAGGAGTACACGCTGCCCACGGTCATGTGGGACCAGGGCGTGCAGCTGCAGCAGCGCATCGCCGACGGGATGACGATGGCGGAGCTGCAGAGCGAGCTCCTCGGTCCCGTCCTGGACGAGCTCCGGGCCGACGGTGCCACGGCGACCCTGATCGACCGGGTCGCGAACGTCGCCTACGCGGACTGGCGGCTCGGCCGTGACGCGGCGGAGAAGGCGTGGGAAGACCCAAAAGCGTTGTCGGAGGCGCTGCTGGCGGCAGCGAAGGCGATACAGCAGATCACAGCGACGACGGCGGGCGTGGAACCTTCAGCCCCCTCACCGGCCTCCACGAGTACTACGAAGAAGAGCCCGACGCCGGCAAAGCGGTCACGTGGGAAGAGATCCTCGGCCGCTGGAGCTACCTCGTAGCCGACTTCGCCGCCGTCTACGGCATCAGGCTGCTGACCCGCCCCGCCATGTCGTGGGCGGAGTTCCGGCTGCTGACCGAGGGAGTCCTAGCCGACCCCGCCTCACGCCTCTCCCGCGCCTTCGCACCCCCACCCCCTGACCCGGAGCCTGCAGCCCCGGACACGGATTCGATGACGTACTGAGAGGCGGGTGAGCGGGATGGGCGAGGGACCCACCACCGTAGGCTCGATCAACGCCAAGCTCACCCTCGACGCCGACCAGTTCGAGCAGAAGATGACGACGGCCGGGGAGAAAGCCGACCGGCTCGACGGGCGCAAGATCGACGTCAAGGTCGACGCGGACACCGCGAAGGCGGAGGCCCAGCTCGAGGCGCTGCAGATCGCGGAGAACAAGCTCCGCATCGCCCAGCTGAACCTCGACAAGGTCGAGAAGGACGTCAACGCCACCGAGCAGCAGCGCCTCCGCGCCCAGAACGCCCTGATCCAGGCCGGGTCGCAGTTCGACAAGCTCGTCGAGAAGCAGATCGGGACCAACGAAGAGCTCAAGGTCTCCGAGGACCGGGTCAACGAATCCCACAAGACCCAGTTCGACCTGATCTCCGCGCTCATCGGCATCTCCCCCGCCCTGCTGGCCGGCTCTGTCACGATCGCGTCCGCCACGGTCGGCCTCGGCACCGCGTTCGCCGGGATGGGTGCCGCAGGGCTTGTGGCGATCAAGGGCATCAAGGACAACATGGAGGCCGGCACCCAGACGGGGCAGGCCTACAGTGCCGGGATCGCGTCCCTGAAGGGCAACTTCGAGGAGCTCTCGAACACGGCGGCGGTGTCCCTGCTGGATGCCTTCGACCGGGCTGTGGTTGGCATCAACCAGCACTTGCCGTTCCTGAACCAGCTCACCGGGGAGATGGGCGCCGCCCTTGGGTCGATCGGCGGCGGTGTGCTGCAGGCGACCGTGACGGGGCTTGAGCGGATGATGCCGCTGATCGAGACCGGCGCGGTGGAGCTGCAGAAGTTCGTCGGGTTCCTGATGGGGTTCGCGAACGCCGACGGGTTCCAGACCTTCATCACCTACGCCCAGGCGAACCTGCCGAGCGTGACGGAGCTGCTGGAGAACGTCGTCACCCTCGCAGGTCACCTGCTGGCCGCGTTCGCCCCCGTCGGGCCCGTCGTCATCGCCGCCCTCAACGGCCTCACCGGGGCGTTGAACGCGCTGCCACTGCCGGTGCTGGCGATCCTCGCCACCGGGGCGACCACGGCGGTGGTGGCGTTCCGCATGCTCGGCTCGGAGGCCATCATCGGCGGCCTCAAGTCCCTCGCCTCCGCGATCGGGCTCTCCGCGGCAGCCACCCAGTTCGCGGTGCCCGTGGTGGGCCTCCTCGTGGGCGGCCTGACCCTGCTGACCACGAACGCGCTGCAGGCGGCTGACGCCCAGCAGCGGATCGTGCAGGCGTCGCAGGACTTCGCCGACGCGGTGAAGAAGGACAACGACGCCATCGGCGAGAACGTGCGGATACAGACCCTGCAGAAGCTGATCTCGGACGGCACCGCGCAGGCCATCCAGCGGCAGGGACTGTCCCTGTACACCACCATGCAGGCCATCACGGGGAACACTGAGGCGCAGCAGCGTCTCAACGGCGAGCTCGACACCCTGCAGCAGAAGCTCGGCTTGGCCACCCACAACGGGCAGGTGCAGGGGCAGGCCAACCAGCAGCTGAAGGCCGACATCGACAAGGTCCGGCAGGCCACCGGCACATACAGCGGGGCGATCCAGGACCAGATCCAGAAGCAGCAGCTCCTGAACCAGGTCGACTCGGAGGCTGCACAGCAGAAGCTGCAGCAGAAGTCTGTGTACGCGGACTTCGCCGGCCAGCTCGGCACGACTGTGGGGTCCCTGCAGAGCGCCTACGACGCGCAGCAGAAGAACGCGCAGGCGGCGGAGGACGCCATGGCGAAGATGCAGCTGGAGAACGACGCCGCCGGGATCCTCAAGGCCACCCTCGACGGTTTGAACGGGAAAGCGCTGTCGGCGGCGCAGGCGCAGAACAACTTCGACTCGCAGCTGGCGAACATGGGCACGCACGTCGACAAGGTCGGCAAGCAGATCACGTTCACCACGGACAACATCGGCGACATGTCCGCCGCGTCCGTGGCGCTGCGTGGCCAGCTGAACGGGCAGGTCGCTGCCCTTCAGCAGGTGGTCGAGGCGAACGGCGGCCTGGACAACTCCACAGGGCAGGCCCGCCAGCAGATGGAGACGATGCGGCAGCAGATCATCGACAACGCCGTCGCCCACGGCGTCGACCGGGACGCAGTGACGCAGTACATCGACAAGATCCTGCAGATCCCCGCCTCGGTGCCGCCCACGAAGACCGACGTGGACACGGCCAACGCCCTGACGAAGCTGCAGATCCTGCAGGACGCCCTGAACAACCTCCACGGCCACCAGATCACCGTCCCGGTGTACTACGCCGAGGTGAACTCGGTGAACGCGAACGACTTCGGCGGGAACGCCGCCGGCGTCGGGAACAACACGGCCCCGGCTGCGCACGCGCGCGGCGGCTGGGCCGGCAGCCCCGGCACCGTCGTCCACATGGCCGGGGGCGGCCGCCACCCGTTCGCGTTCGGTTCGGACACTGTCGCGACGATGCTGGACCCGCGCGAGTTCGTGGTGTCCGGCGGGTCAGCCAATCGGCTCGAATCCGACCACCCCGGCGCGCTGGACTACATGAACCGCACAGGGAAGCTGCCCACGCAGCAGCAGGCCCCGGTGGTGGTCCAGGCGTTCCCCGACCAGGTCACCCTCGTCGTCGACGGCTACGCGTTCACGGCCTACGTCGACAAGCGGGCCGATGCGCGGATCGGTGCGGCAGCCGGCGAAGCCCGCTACACGCGGGTAGGGCTCTAGTCGGTGCCCGTGGTCCCTACCCGCAGGGCGATCCCGACGGCAAACAGCAGCCCGGCGAGGATGAGCACGGTCGGCCCGAGCACGGGGTTCGCCGCGGCGATGAACAGGCCGATGAAGAACGCGATGGTCCCCGCGTAGACGAGGCCCCGCCCAATGCTGCGGCGGGACGGGGCCTCGCTGCTGCTGCCTTGTGTTGTCATGAGCGGATTCTAGACCCGGAGGTGCCCAGTGCCCACGATCTCCCTGTCCTCGGGGTCCACGCCGTGTCCGAACGTGGCCATCACGATCACCGGGCTCACCACGGGCACGGACGACACGGTGAACATCTGGCGCACCGCCGACGGGGACCGCACCGCCGTCCGGGGCACCCGCGGGATGACCATCAACGGGTCCGACACGGTCACCGACTACGAGGTCCCCCTCGGCCGGTCGGTGGCGTACGACCTCGAGGTGGTGTCCGGCCCGGACGCCGGCGCCATCACCCCCACCGCTTCCATTACCGTGAACTCCCCAACCGACGCCCTGGGGAAGCCCGTGTGGTGGATCCAGGACCCCCTCGTGCCCGGCTCCGCGATCCCGCTCGCGGTGGCGCGGGGCGACAAGTCGAGGCCGTCCCTGACGGCGGCGGCGGTGAAGGCGCTGGAGTACAGCGCGGATGTGAACATCATCCCGATCTGGGGGTCGAACAAGCCGGTCGCGATCGGCGGGCAGCGGCTCATCGCCCAGAACGTCCCGCTGGACATGTTCACGGACACGGCGCAGACCACCACGAACCTGCGGGACCTGCTCGAGCAGACCGCGGTCCTGCTGATCCGCCCGCCCGGGAACGGCCGCGAGGCTGGGATACCGGGCCTGTTCTACACGGCGGTGCCGAAGGTCGTCGAGCAGCCGCAGACGGTGGCGTTCGGCGGCACGCTCACGAAGTGGTCCCTGCAGGGGTCCGGGGTGGCGGCGCCGACGGCGGCGATCCTCGTCCCGATCTGGACTTACGGGGATGTGCAGGCCCTGTTCGACACGTACCAGACCGCGCAGACCCTCTACTCGTCCAACGGCATGGCCTACCTGGACGTGCAGAAGTCCCCGACCGGCTAGGAGGCCGACCTGATGCCCGTAGCGAATGCGCTGTTCGCCGGAACCGTACTCACCTCCACGCAGGCCGGCGTCGGGAACGTGCAGAAGCCCACCGACTCGTGGATCGGGGTCATCCTGAACGTCACCGACGTGCAGGGCACCAATCCCTCCGCGGTGTTCCACATCCAGTGGTCCCTCGACGGGCAGGTGTGGGCGGACGCCGAGCCCCGCGACCAGTTCGACCCGATCACCGCCCCGTGCACGGCCGCGAAACGGTTCGACGTGAAGGCCCCCTACTGGCGGGCCTGCGTGGACATCACCGGCCAGAGTCCCAGCTTCACCGGATCGGCGAACGCCTACAGCTAAAAGGGGGTGCGCTCGTGGTCCGTCCGATCGACGCCAACACCCTCGCCGCCCTCAAAGGGTCCCGCACCGGCGACGAGCTCGTCGTGTGGGTGTGGCGCGACGGGCAGCTCGTGTGGCCCGAGCCGCTGCCGCTGGCGGGGTGGGCGCTCGACTGGGACGACTCCCGCGAGGCCCAGTCCCTGAACCTGACGGTGAAGGACCCCACCGGGGAGCTCGCCCCCTGGCTGCTCGAGGACCCCCTCGGTGCGGGCGGGTCCAGGCTGCAGGTGATCTACTCCGTGGGCGGGGCCGGGGTTGTGAACCAGGGCTGGTACCGGGTCACGCAGCCGCAGCCGGATGAGACGTGGGCGGCGTACACGGTGGACGAGGCCGGGACCGTCACCCCTGACAGCCCTGTGCCGCCCGGGTCGAAGGTGATCATGCAGCCGATGGGCGCGACGATCACGGTGCAGGCGTACGATCTGGCGGCCCAGGTCGTGAACGACAAGTTCATCGCCCCCGAGTCCCCGGTGGGGGCGTCGCCGACGGTCATCGGGGAGATCAAGAGGCTGCTGCTCGACCGTGTGCCCGTGCTGGTCGTCGCCGGGGTCACGGACACCCCTGTGAATACCACCCTGGTGTACGAGCAGCAGGGCGACCGGTGGGCTGCTGTGCAGGATCTGGCGGCGCGGATCGGCGCCGGGGTGAGGATGAACGGCGACGGGCAGGCCGAGGTCTACCCGATCACGTCCAGCCCGGTCGCGACCCTCTACGGGGGCCCGGAGGGGCTGCTGGTGAGGGTGAACCGGGCGCAGCGGTACGAGGGCCTGTACAACATCTTCGTCGCCGACGGCACCGCCACGGTGAACGGGCAGCAGCAGCCTGTGCGCGGGGTCGCCCAGATCACTGGCGGGCCGCTGCGGGTGGATGGCCCGCATGGGCGGTACCCGAAGTTCTATTCGTCGACGATGCTGACCACGCAGGAGCAGTGCGACGCGTATGCGGCGCAGATGCGGGACACCCAGCTGGCGGGTTTGACGACGGATCTGATCGTGGAGGCGCTGCCGTTGCCGCACCTGCAGATCGGTGACTGGGTGACGGTGGCGAACCCTGTGGTGAACGGCATGGCCGTCCCGCTCAACGGGCGCGTCGTGGCGATGGGGCTCAGGGGCGCCGGCACGACGGTGGACAGGATGCCGTTGACGGTGCGGTGCGATTACGCGGCGGTGAAGGCGGCTTTCGGGTCGGCGACATCGACGACGATCGCGGGCCCGATCCTGACGAACCAGCCGGGTGTCCCGGCAGCCCACGCCTCCGCGCCCCTGTACCCGTCCGACTCGCTGTTCCCGTCCGATTCCCTTCACCCGTCAGGAGGCTGACATATGGCACGCATCTGGGGACCGAACGGGTCCGGGCTGGCTTTGAACGCCGCGGACATGAACGCAATCGAAGCTGACCTCACGAGCGCGGTGAAGCCATGGGCTGCGAACACCGGTTACACCACCGGGCAAGCGGTCATCAACCCAACCAATGGGCGCACCATCACGGCGAACAGCAACTTCACTTCGGCCGCCACATTCGCAGCTGACGCCGCCAACTGGTCCGACCCCGCTGCAGGGATCTCTGCAGCTTTCGCTGTCGTCTTCGGAGGCTGAACCATGGCAGGCAACAACATCATCCAGGCGGCTTCGATCAGCCCGCAGGTGCTCCTGTCCCAGCAGCTTGGCACCAGCGATGTCTCGCTCTATACGGTAGCGGCGGGCCAGTCGGTGAAACTCGCTCAAGGATCGTTATGCAACGTTTCGAGCCTCACGGCTGCGCCGACCCTGACTCTCGGGACCACCTCGAGCAGCGGCGGCACCTTCGCTGCGGGCACGTGCTACTGGAAGGTCACCGCGAAGTCAGTCAACGGTGAGACGCTTGGCTCCAATGAGGTGTCAGCGACACTTGTTGCCAACGGAACCCAGGCACTTTCGTGCACGAACGTCGCAGGCGCCGCCTACTTCAACTGGTATCGAGGAACCACGGCGGGGGGCGAGAACGTCCTCGTGGCGAGCACGACGACTAACAGCTACACCGACACCGGCACTGCTGGTGGCGCTGCATCCGTGCCCAGCGTCAGCACGTTCTCCGCGCCAGCATCAGTATTCCTCTCAATCGTCAAGGCGGGAGGCACCATCGGCGACGGGACTCACCGGGTCATCCACAACTACAGCCTCGCAGGCAACGACACGCTTCCGCTGCACGACTACATCGCCGGGGCGATGCTCGGACCTGGGGATGCAATCTCCGCCTACTCCAGCATGGCGGGCGCGGTAGACCTTATCGTGACGGGGACGGTCCACGCATGAGCCGACCACTGAGCCAGCAGGCCACACTCTCGCGCCCTGGGGATGCAGCCAGCTTCGGACGGCTGGCGTCCCCGCAACCGCAACTCCGTGCCGTGCTTTTCGGGGACTCGATCACTAATCGGAACGGCCCCGGTGCGATCGGAAACCCGGGCGAGACAACCGCGTACAACGACTCGCGCGGCTGGTTCCACTGGGCCAACACGTTCCTTGGGAAGCCTTTCGAGATGACTTACAACGCGGGAATCGGCGGGGACACCACAACACAGATGCTCGCCCGTATCAGGGACATCACACAGTACGGTGGCAAGGGCGCTTGGCTATTCGGACTCGCGGGGGTCAACGACCGCGGGTCGCAGTCCCCGGCGATGACCATCGCGAACCTCAGGGCGATCTTCAGTGCCGCATTCGCGGCAGGGTACGAGCGGATCGTCTGGGGAACGCTGTGGCCCGATGCGGCTGAGTACGCCACGCGTTGGGTGCTGGATCAGATCAATGACTGGCTGTTCTCCTACGCCAGGGTCACACCCAACTTCATCCTTGTGAATTGGGTGGAAATCTTCTGCGACCCGGCTAGTGCAACGAGCAGCGGCAGCCCCGTCTCGGCCTACACATCAGACACCCTGCACCCTAGCCCGCTCGGTGCACTCGCGCTCGGCCAATACCTCGCCGATGTCATCCGGCCCTTCGTCCCACGTGGGAACAGCCTGCTCTACCGCAACGGGACAACAGTCGTATCCGCCAATCCGCTGATGACCGGCAGCGTCTCGGGCCTCGCAACAGGCTTCCAGAAGACCGGCTTCGCAGGCGGCGCGTTCAAGGTAGCTCGCCCGGACCGGGCAGCCGGCGAGTGGCAGATGCTCGTCTCGACAGCCACTGGAACGAACCAGTGCTACATCGTGACCAATGTCTCCGGTGGCACATTCGCGCCGGGCGACACCCTGTTCGCCGAGCTCGAGTTCGAGACCGACGACGACTGGACAGCCTGCACCGAGTTCTCCCTGCAGATGTTCGTCTCGGGTGACTCAACGGTGCAGCAGGGCATCTGGCAGGTCTACGACATGATGCAGCGCAGCGGCATCACAACCTTCGGCGGCAACCCGCGCAGGGGCGTGCTGAGAACGCCTAACCTTGTCGTGCCAGCCGGGGTGACGACGGCAGCCAGCGGCCAGGTCCGGGCCCTGTTCAACTTCAACGGGATCGGAACAGTCCGCATTGCCCGCTTCTGCGTCCGGAAGGTGGTCAATCCCTGATGCTCCCGTCCTTTGAGCTTGAGGCCGATCGGAAGGTCACCGTTTCTCGAAAGTCTGTGGGGCGGGGTGGGGTCTATCGGGGCAAGGGCCTGTACTACGGCCCTGACGGGGTACCTACGACCGGAACCCCGTCTGCCAATCAGCTAGCCCTTGCCCCAATGAACGTGGACAGGCTCTGCATTCTTCAGGCGCTTGTCGGGGAAATCACGACCGCCGGGAGCACCGGGGCTGTTCTACGGCTGGGAGTGTATGCGGATGACGGGTCTGGCATGTTCCCCGGCGCTCTGGTTGTGGACGCTGGGACCATCGATGCGACAGTCGTCGGCAACGCGGCTCTCACACTTTCCACAGCTCTGGTCCTCGTTGCTGGCAAGTACTGGGTGGGAGGCGCCTCGCAGGGCTCCCCAGCGACCGCCCCAGTGGTTCGGATTGTCGGAACCAACGGGGCGGTCCTGATGCCGTCGACGACAGCTTCAGCTTCAAATATCCCCACGGGGGCCGCGCAGAATAGCGTCTCGGGGGCGCTGCCCTCGACCTTCACTACGACTCTGGGGTTCACCTCCGCCGTTCCCCGAGTTGCGCTTCAGCTCAACTAGTCTCTTCAGTCGCTGAGCCGGCTTCTCCACAGCGTGCCAACTCAGGAACGCGAACGGCGCCGTTGCCAGCACTGACGCGATCGTGAACGCGACAAGCCCCAGCTGGGCCGCGCCTGCAATCACGAGAAGCTGCTGAATCGGGAAGGCGTAAAGGTACGTCCCGTACGAATAGTCGTTTTTTGACCCGATCCTCCTGATCGGGGCGGGGGCGGACACGCCGAGCCAAAGCAAGAGGTACGCGAGAGGGAGAGCGGAGAAAGCGCCTGCTGTTCCTGTCGCGAAGCTAGCACCGGCCAGCACTAGGGCAGCTGCGGCCCCATACCGGTTGAGGGGCACAAGGTTCTGGAGCGCGCAGAGCGCGGCGCCCGCGGCGAAGAACGGGACAAGGAGCGCGATGTCAGCCGGTACGCCGCCGATTCCTCTCACGGTGACAACGATGCTGAATGCTGTGCTGATTGCGAATACCGCAAGGGGCACAACCTTTGACCCCCGAACGAAGCCGACGAGACCGAAGATCCCAACGACCGCGTAGCACGCGGTTTCGTATCGGAGTGTCCAGAGCGAGCCGTTCCATGCGGTAGGAAACGGCAGACCGGCGAGTGTCTGGCCGATGTCTTCGAATCCTCCGCCGAACATTCTGGCGTTGGAGAACAGGAACCCAGAGGCCGACCTGATGTCCCAACCGCCACGAACCGCGCCCGCGAAGAGTGCGGCTCCGAAGGCTGTGAAGGCAAGGCACACCCAATATCCGGGCAGGATTCGCAGTGCTCGGCGCCACGTGTAAGGCCAGAAGCGTGACCTGAGGCGGCTTTGCGTGATCAGGAAGCCGCTGATCGCGAAGAAGCCCCCGACTGCAACGTGACCGAGGGTCAGATCTCCGAGTTTCAGTTCTTCGGCGAGCCCAGTGATGGGTGCTGCATGCGACACGATCACCAGTGCTGCCAAGACGAGACGAATGGAGTTGAGCGCATTGTCTCGGACATCTAGCCGCTCGGCGATCGAAGCATCCACGAATTCCCCCAATTCAGTCAACGACATGACAGCACGTGAATCGTAGCCCATTGGAGGCATGCCTTGGCTCTGTTGCGCCCGCTCATGGCCGCGGTCCCGGCCCGCTCCGTCACCCGCCTCCAGGGCATCGTCGTCCCCACCACGGCCGGGGCAACCACCCTGTCCGTGAACGTGAACGGCAACGTGATCCCCGCCCGCGTCATCGACCCCCTCGTCGTCCAAGCCGGCGACCCAGTTGCGGTGGACTTCGTGTCCGCGCCCTCCGGGCAGGCCGAAGCGTGGATCGTCGGACGCCTCGCCAGCGCGCCCCGCCCCTCACAGGGGGTCGTGGCCACGGTCCCGCCGTCCTCGTCGACGATCACGGTCACAGGCTCCGACGGCGCCACCTACACGGCCTACTTCTCATCCGGGTACACCCCCACGGTCGGGGACAACGTGATCCTCAAATGGGACGCCGGGATACCCACTGTCCTCGGCAAGGTCGGCACGACCGCGGCGCCGCCTGCCCCGGCACCTGTCGCGCCACCGCCGTCCGCGGCAACCACCGGCACCTCCACGTATGCGGCGACGGACACGTCCACGTGGTGGGGTCCGGGCGGCTGGGACTCGTGGGCGGGCGGGAACAACGTCTACCAGGGCGACTACGGGTCCGGGCCGCTCACGGGGGCGTGGTGGTACGGCGGCTCGCCCTCCGAGCTCGCCGGCAGGACGATCACCGCCATCAGGTTCACCCTCGGCGCCCGCAACGGGGCCGGGGCGTCCTCCAGCCCGGTGACGGTGAACCTCAAGACCCACACCAGCCGGACGCGCCCCTCCGGGAACGTCACGCTCGGCTCCGCGGCGACCGGGGTGACAGCCCAGCCGTGGCAGGGCGGCACCGTGTACAGCCTCCCCCTCAGCTTCGCCGCCGACCTCCTCGCGGGCGGCGGGATCGCAATCACCGGCGGCTCGTACGCCGGATTCAACGGACGCAACAAGCAGGCCGACAGCGGCCTGCTCAGCATTGATTGGAGTCGCTGATGCCGCAGACCAGATGGAACAAAGGCCGCACCATCGTCAACAGCGACGCCTACAACCTCGCTGGGGACCTCGCCACCGACCTCGACACCTACAACCTCCCCGTCCCGGTCGCGTCGCAGGCCGAACGGGACGCCCTCGTGCCCCCGGGCGGGAAGTACGCGGGGATGCTGGTCTGCCGCACGGACCTCGCCGGGTGCCCGATCGAACGGTACGACGGCACCACCTGGTGGGGCGACTCCACGCAGGCGCTCACCCTCAACACGGCCAACTTCAACGCACCCCCGGCCGGGTACGGGCCCCTGACCCTCGCCATCAGCGCGGGCGGCAGGGTCGCCACCCTGTCCGGGAACGTGGTCTGGGCCAACGGCTCGGGCGGCAACAACGTCGCCACCATCCCCACCGGGTACCGGCCGGGGTACGAGATCGGGTTCACGTCGGTGTCGCAGGCGAACTCCACCGGCGCGCTGGGCACGATCTACCGGGGCGTTGTCACCACGGGCGGGTCCGTGAACCTGAACTGGATGTCGGGCGGGGTGGCCCGCAGCACGGACAACGTGATCCCTGTCCTCGCGACCTGGCTGATCGCCCAGTAATGGACCAGCAGGGATGGACGGCGGTCATCACCGCCATCGGAACCTCGGCCGGCGCCGTGCTCGGCGGCGTCGGCGGCTGGGTGGGGAAGCGGAAGTCCGACGCCCGCGCCGAGCGCGCCGCGGAGCAGGCTGAGCGGCTCGCGGAGCAGTCGGCCGAGCAGAAGCTCATCGACGCGATCAACGACGCCCTGGTCAGGCCGCTGCAGAAGGAAGTCGGGGAGCTGCGCCGCCGCCTCGAGCTGGCCGAGGAGAAGATCGACACCCTCGAGGACCGCAACGACCGGCTGGTCGCGTTCATCTACAAGCTCGTGGGCATCATCCGCCGCGCGGGCGCCGATCACGAGATCCTCCCTGCGGACGTCCCGCCCGGAATCCACCTCTGAAGGAGCACGACATGGGCTACATCTGGCCCGTCGACCCGGGCGTGTACCCGGTCACGCAGGAGTTCGGCGCGAACCCCAACGCGACGCTGCCTGACGGCACCCGCGTCAACCCTCCGGGCGGCCACACCGGGAGGGACTTCGCCACCCCGATAGGGACGCCCATCGTGGCCGTGGGCGACGGCGTGATCGATTTCGCGGGGCAGGCCGACTGGACCCCGAACGACAACCCGCTGTGGATGATGGGCTCGATCTGCATCATCCTCAACTGCGGCGACTCCGAGCCTGACTTCACCTACGGCCACCTCTCCGACGTCGCCGTCGCCCAGGGCGAGCGAGTCAGCCAAGGCCAGATCATCGGCTACACCGGCAACACGGGAGCCTCCACAGGACCGCACCTCCACTTCGAGGCGCTCCCGCCCGGCTACGTCCTCGACCAGTGGACCTACGGCCGCGTCGACCCCCGCAACTACTGCAACGGCTACATCGGCGGCATCGCGTCACAGGCAACAACCATCACCCCCATCGCCCCGGAGGACGACATGGAATACAAAGACTGGTCCCAGGAGTCCAAGGCCGAACTGGTCAACGACCTCTCGAAGGCCCTCGCCGACAAGAACTGGAACGGCGGCAGCGGCTACAACAACCTCATCCAGAACCGCCGCCTCGGCCGCGGCGAGTGGCCCGAGACGATCCTCGGCTCTCTCGAGGACCGGATCCAGAACGAGATCCTCCCGCAGGCCCTCGCGGGCATAAAGGCCACCGTGGACCCGGCTGCGCTCGCCGCTGCCATCCCGGCGGACATCGCGGCCGAAGTCGCCGCCGAGCTCGGCAAGCGGCTCCAGACCCCGCCGCCCGCAGCGTCGTGAGCGTGGACCTCGGCCCATCGCAGGCCGCCGACACGTGGATGCTCTACTCCCCGGTCGACAAGGTCCACGAGGCACTCGTGACAGTCCTCGCCTCCGCCGAGCACTCCGTGGTCGTGGCCATGTACGGGTTCGACGATGACGAGCTCGCGGAGATCCTGCGGGAGAAGCTCGAAGACCCGAACGTCTTCGTCTCGGTCACCCTCGACCGTTCGCAGACCGGCGGCGTGCACGAGCGCGAGCTCCTCGCGAAGTTCCGCCACGAGGACATGGGCAACTCCATCGCGATCGGCACGAGTGAGCGTGGGGCGATCATGCACAGGAAGATGGCGATCGTCGACGGCCTGTGGCTGATCGCCGGGTCGACTAACTGGTCCGCGTCCGGGGAGTCCAAGCAGGACAACGAGCTCACGATCCACCGCAGCCCGGACCTCTGCCGGCGGGCCCGCTCCATCCTCGACATCGAGCACGACCACGCGCTCCAGCAGATGAAGGCGAGGAACGATGCTGCCCGGTGACGTCGCATTCTGCACCGGCGGCGGCCCCATCGCCCCGAAAGTGATCGAGTTCGTCACCTGCTCCCCGTACGACCACGTCCGCCTCATCACCAGCGAGCACGGCGACACCGTCGAAGCCCTCCCCCAGGGCGCCGTACCCGGCCGTGTGCAGCCCGGCGACGTCGTCGTGTCCCTGCCGCTCACCGACGCGCAGCGAGCCGCCGTCCCCGGCCTAGCCAAGGACGTGATCGGCACCCCGTACGGGTGGGCGGACGTGTTCGCGCTCGGCCTGTACCAGTTCGGGATCCGCCGGCCCTCAGTGACCGCCCGGATCGAGAACCCACGGACGCTGTTCTGCTCCCAGCTGGCGGACCTCGTCCTCACCCGCGCCGGCTTCCACCTGTTCGACGACAAACGCGCCGAGCAGGCCGTCACCCCCGGCGACATCGCCGACCGGGCATTCCGCTCCGGCTGGCCAGTCCACGTCATCCAGGAAGGCTGAAATGAATACCCTGTTCGCCAAGCTCGCCGCGTTCATCGGCGACATCTCCCCGAAGGTCAAGGCGGGCCTCGTGTGGGGCGCGCTCGCCACGCTCGCCATAGGGTGGCTCAACAGCGTCACCCCGGCGGATCTGGCGTGGGCTGGCCCGGCGGAGCCGCTGCTGTTCTCCGCGATCCCGATCATCGTCGGCCAGCTCGCGGCGTGGATCAAGAACGACCCGCTGCGCGCCGAAGGCGCTGCTTCCCTCGCGGAGAAGGCCGCAAGGGCGGCAGAGGCCGCCGCTGCATCGAACATTGTGACCTCGACCCCCGTTGCCTCCACGACCGCTGTCTCGACCGGTCCCGGCACCGTTGCCCAGTCCGAGGCCGTCACCCCGGCAGCGCCCACGTACAGCAACGGCCCCATCCACCCCTCCGCATAGACGAGCCACACAGCGAAGGCCCCCACATCCTCACTGCGAGGGTGTGGGGGCCTTTCGTCGCGTCTAGTTGCTGTCCACCGACCCTCGCGCGCGGCGCAGGGGCACCGGGCTGGAATCCCTGCGAACTCCCTCGTTGGCGATCTTGGCGAGGCTTTCGGCGATGCTCACCAACGCCGCCGCAGTCGCGCGGCTGGCATGCGCGGTGCTCTCCTCCGGACCAAACGTACGCCCCGCTTCTGCGAGCGCCTCACGTGCCATTTCCAACGGATTTGTCATAGTTTTCCTCCTGCATATCGAAATGAACGGGATACGCATTTGCGTTCCCGGCGGCCGAACTGCCTAAAGGGAGCCCTGCTACTTCTCGCTCACCACGACGTTGAGCCCGTGGTCCGGGTGATAGGTCCACGACGCCTTGTAGGAACCCCATGTGTCGCGCTGCATGCCGTCGAGCGCCCGCGTGTGCAGGATCTCCGTCTTCACCGAGTCCGGCATACCGGTCATCTTGAGCAGGCAGATCGCCTCGTCCCCACTCGCGAGACCGCTCCCGCCGTACTGCGCCCTGGTCTGCAACGTCACGGTGTGGCCGCCGTCGCCGGACACAACGCCATCGGACGCCTCGGACAGCAGCACGTTGCACGTCTTGTAGTTCTTGGACAGCAGGTCGGCGAGCGTCTGCGGGGTCGGCGACGGGCTGGGGGACGACGTCGCCCCGGCAGTGTCAGCGCACCCGGACAGCAGGAGAGCGCCCCCAATGGCCGCAACCGCGGCCCACTTCTTGGTCATGCGCGTGAATCTACACCCGGCAGGCGACATTTCCGCGTCACCCAAAGAACATGTCTAGGCGCCGAGGGCGCGTTCGGCGATCAGCGCCGCCTCGGCCTGCGCCCGCGGCATCAGATGCGAATACCGGTCGTCGGTGATCTTCACGCTCCGGTGCCCCATCAGCCGGGACAGCTCGAAAATCGACATGCCGCCGCGCAGCATCCACGACGCATACGTGTGGCGGATGTCGTGGATGCGCGGCATGTCCCCGAACTCGACGATGTCGCCGTTGTCGTCGGTGACGTTCGGCCGGTACCCGGCCTTGATCAGCGCCGGCCGCCACGCCCGGTTGTGCACCGCCTGCGGCGTCATCACACCGTTCTGCTTCATCCGGAACACGAACCCGTCCCCGATGTGCGCCTCCACCAGCGGCCGGATCAGCCGCACCGTCCTCGGCGCGATCGGCAGCGTACGCCTCGAGCGCTTCGACTTCGGCGGCCCGAGGTAGAAGCCGCCCGCCTCACCGGCCTTCCAAGCCCTGGCCACCCTGACCGTGGCGGTGTCCCCGTCAAGGTCGAAGTCCGCGGCCTTCAGCGCGGTCGCCTCGGAGAACCGCAGCCCGGTGCCGATGAGCAGCTGGAAGAACGGCCGGAAGTGCGGGTCCAGGCACTTGACGATGTTCGCCCACTCCTCGTGGGTCATGAACCGCATGGGCTCCTCGGTGCTGTCGTCCTTCGGCAGCCGCACCCCGTGGCAGGGGTTCTCGGCGAGCTGTCCGAGCCTGACGGCGGTGGCGAGGGCCGCGGAGAGGAACCCGTGGTGGTTCGCGATCGTCTTCGCCTTCAGCGGCTTCCCACGATAGGTCTTCGCCTGCATGGCGCGGATCCACCGGGCGTCGTCGAGCGGTGTGAGGGTGCGGATCTTGCGGTCGAGGAGCTCGGCGAAGTGCAGCGGGATCGAGGCCCGGTAGCGCTTGATCTGGTAGGCCTCGGCGCCGGTGAGCTGGGACAGGTGGGTGTCGAAGGCTTCGGCGAGGGTGGGTCCGAGCAGCGCGGATTCCTCGAGGAGCTGTTCGGCGACTTCGAAGCGGTTGCCGTTGGCGTCGAGGAGGCGGACGAGCATTTCGGCGCGCTCGCGTTCGGCGCAGGGGAAGGTCTCCTGCTTGCGGGTGTCGGGGTCCTTCCAGGTGACCTGGTAGGTGACTCTGCCCGATTTCTGGGGCCTCTCCCGGATGAACGCCATGGGGCAGATCGTAGGGGCGCTGGCTGACATTCCAGACCGCCCGCGTCACCCATTTCCGGGGCCGCGTCACCCGGACGCAAAAGAGGCCCGGAATTCCGGGCCTCTACGGGTGGAGGTAAGGGGATTCGAACCGCTTAAAGGGCCAATATTACGGGGCCTTTCCCGCATGTTTACGGGAGTAGC